CTACAAGAAAAATAGATACTACTTATCACGAGTATTTTATAGGATGTATAGATGAAGTCCGTATTTATAACCGTGTTATATCGTCAGATGAAGTGCTTGCTTCTTTTAAAGGTCAAGCTGTAAGTACAACTGGGTTAGTCGGTGAATGGCTTATGCAGGAAGGAACTGGCGGGACAATAGCAGACACTTCAGTGAATGGCAATACAGGAACGATTACAGGGGCAAGCTGGGCTATAATTGCGCCTTGGATAAAAGGTACTCAATCAATAACTGGTATTCAATCTATAACATTTTAGAGGCAATATGAAAAAAATAATAATTATATTCTTTATACTTCTTTTAACCACTCCCTTATTTGCGGCAGACAGGAAAAAAATACCTTTAATCCCGACGGATGCGGCATTGACTATTACTGCGGCTAAAACCGCCTCATTCGCTTATAATTTTACTCACACTGGAGCGGACATTACGCTAACTGGTTCAGGGACGAGTGTGTATACTTTTCCAGTATCTACATCTACTCTTGCCTCACTCACATTAGCAGAAACATTCACGAATAAAACTCTCACAAGCCCTATTTTAAACGGCAACGTCGGCATCGGGACGACGGGACCGACGACGAAATTGTATCTTGGACTGGCATCTATTACCGATAATTCCAGCATATCGCTTGACAGGGGCGGTTCATGGGCTGTCACATCTGCTTATAACGTTTATCGGACAAATGGTTTTACCTATTGGGAAGCTGGTCTTGCTCCTGATTCCACCAACAATTTTCATTTGCGTAGATGGGACGGTTCTACTTATCAGAGTGATGCGATGACGGTGTTATCAAGTACCGGCAACGTCGGCATCGGGACCACGAGTCCATGGGGCAGATTGTCAATCACAGGGGCGGGCGCGACTTCTGCGACTTTTGGATTGGTTGTAGCCGATAGTGCGAATAGTCCTAAAATGGTAGTTAGAAACGACGGCAACGTCGGCATCGGGACGACGAGTCCAAGTTCGCCGTTGCAGGTTTATGGTAGCGGGACGGTAAACACAAATCCCGTTTTACAAGTCACTAACACCGCAAGTGCTGCTTATGTGCCTGGTTTTACTGTTCTTGCTCCAAACCTTACTGCAGGGCAGGCAACATATTTCTCCTTTGGTCACGATGCATCTACAAATAATTTGGCCTCTATTCTGTTTACTTATGCGGGAAGTGGCAGCACGAGTAATAGGTTAGACTATAATTTCTTTGGTGGTAATCCGTTAATGTCAATCTTAGCGAACGGCAACGTCGGCATCGGGACGACTTCGCCTTGGGCAAAACTCTCGGTGGAAGGCACTTCGTCTTTGGGCAATGAAGCACGAGCTGGCTTCTTCACCGCCACCTCCACCACCGCGACTTCTACCTTTGCGGGGGGGCTGATTGTTGGAAACGGTGGTGGAACGAATGGGTTGACGGTGACAGGAAATGTGGGGGTGGGGACTACTACTCCAAGCCAACAATTATCTGTTCAAGGAAACGGTTTCTTTTCGGGAATTTTAAGAGCCATTGGAAACTTTATTTTTCCCAAATCTGCCGACCCTACTATTACCTTTGAGGGTGAAGCGGCAATTAACACCACCACAGCTTCATCATCACTCCGTTATTCTGACGGCACAGCAGAACGCTCACTCTATCCCGACAACGACAGATTTTTCTCTTTCGCTTCTTCAACCCTAACTTACGGCGGTGGTTATAGTGCCACAGGTTCAACCACACTATTGATGTTAAATCCCTCCCGTCCCATAACCTTAACCAGATTCTTTTGTAAAACTAATCTTGGAACAGCACAGGTTAGATTTGGAGACGGTTCGGCTTCAACCACAATGGCGACTTGTAATTCCGCAGGGGTTGAGGTTGTGTTGTCTGCTAATAATACTTGGGTAATGCGTGAGAATTTCTTAATAGAGGTCGGCAAACAAACGGATTCACCTGATTGGATATCTGTCACAGTTACGATACGTTCGGATGCGGATTAAAACAAATTGTTAATGGTATATTAAATATAATGGCGTTATTAGGACAAACAAAAAAATGTGGGGTTTGCGGAAAAATATTTTCGGCAAGGTGGGGTGTGAGTTATAGACAGTGGAAAAAATCTTTTTGGTGTTCCAGAAAATGTTATGCCGTTTCTATTACTGGAAAAAAATTGAGCAAAAAACACAAAGCAAAAATTAGCCTGTCACTAATTGGTCGCATTGTTTCTGATGTAACTAGACAAAAAATCTCATTAACAAATACGGGGAAAAAAAGAACACCCGAACAATTAGAAAGGTTAAGTAAGGCACATTTGGGGATACCCTCACCATTAAAAGGATTGAAATTTCCCAATCGGTCAGGAGAAAAACATTGGGCGTGGATAAAAGACAGGGGTCTAATAAAAATTGGCGAGAGAAGTTTTAATGACCCCCTACAAAAACAGTGGAGTTTATCAATTAAAAAACGAGATAATTGGAAATGTAGGATTGCGGATAAAAATTGTAAAGGTCGTTTAGAAGCACATCATATTTTAGACTGGAAAAATTATCCAGAATTAAGATATGAAATTAACAATGGTATTACTTTATGCCATCATCATCATCCAACAAAAAGGGTAGATGTTGAAAAGTTGTCTCCATATTTTATGAATATGGTGGCTTCATTATACTAAAATCGCTCTCACCGACTCCCTTCAAGGATATTGGAAACTAGACGAATCATCGGACGGCTCCGGTGCGGTTACTCGTGCCGATTCAACGGCGAATAATAATGATTTAACAGATTCTAACACCACCGCCTCTGCGGCCGGTATTATAAGCAACGGTGCCGACATTGAACTATCCAACACTGAATATTTGTCCATTGCCCACGCCAGTCAGACGGGATTAGATATGACAACAGATTGGTCAATTTCCGCTTGGGTAAAATTAGAACAATTACCATCTACAGCGGGAACTATTTTTACTGTTGCCGGCAAACACGATAACGACACAAACAATCGGGGATATGCCGTGAGAATTAGCACTACCGACAAAGCTCAATTTTTCTTTTATGATGAAAAAGAGAGTGGAAATTTAACCCTAATACAAACTAATGCCGCCACATTCGCCGGTGGAGATGTTGGTAGCTGGGTTCATCTTGTTTGCACCGTAGACCTTTCTGCGGCGGGTGGGGTAATTTACAAAAACAATAGTGTTCAAGCCAATTCCGCTGTTTTGTCCGATGCCACAACAATGACGGGAAATGCCGCACCATTTGCTCTTGGTGCTTTGAATACTATTACGGGAGCTAATCAACGAATAGACGGTGTGGTAGATGAAGTGGGTATTTGGAGTAGGATTATTGATTCTACGGAAGTTTCTTCCCTATATAATTCTGGTGCTGGATTTACTTATCCTTTTTCAGTGGCACCTCCACCCACTCCCTATGTCGCCCCACCCCAACCGCCACAAATTATTATCTTTGGAAGTATTAAAAACTTCTTCAAGAATTTATTAGCTAATTTATTTTAGTATGGAATACACAAAAGTGAAAGTTGACGGTGTGGATAAGTTGGTGATAACAACGCCCCAGCCAGACAAGGAGGAAGTGATGACCTTGAATGAGTTGGAAGCGAATAAGGCAAGTATTGTCAGTCGGCGAGAGGCAATACAAGTCAAAGCAGATGAAGCGGTGAAGTGGCGCGCCGATAACGAGGCGTGGTTCACAGCAGAGTTTGTTAAGTTGGACACAGAGGAAGCAAATGTAGACGCTCTGATTGCCAAAGCAAAGGAGCTGGGCGTAGAACCAGTGGCGGAAGTGGTCGTGGAGGAGGAAGTAATTACACCCTAATGAATAATGGCCAAAGCATTGTCGGTTTAATTTTCTGGATTACGGGAATTTCCATTCCCTTAATTGGTGGAGTTTTGGCGTGGTCGGACAGCAAATTCTCCGCCAATGAAGTGGAACACACTGCGATGAAAGTGGACATTGCTGTGGCACAAGCAAATTACGAGAATATTATGATTACTTTGGAAGAGATTAAATTGGCGTTAAAAATACCAACCAAAGTGGTCGCAAGTTCAACCATTCAAAGGAGATGACCCACACACCCATTCCAACAAACTTTTTGTATCCGGACGTAAAGGCAACCGCCTATCGTTTTGGCAGTGGGCAATTAACAGGAACGCCATTAAGGGAAGATGGGAATTGGTCAGATTACTTACCTCCACAAGAAGACCAAAATATCAGAGGAATTGAAAGCTCGGCTTGTTATGTGGAGGCGTCTCAACACTCCATCGCCACCATTCAAGAAGAGCAATTTAATTTACCAGACCAGAATTACTCCGCCCGTTTCAACACCTTGCTTTCCAACTCCACTATCTTTGGTGGCGATCCAATAGCCGGTGGACAATCTATTCGGCACGATGGACTGATACCGGACGCAATGATGCCATTCGGCAGTTCGGTTCAGTCATGGGACGACTTTCACAGCTGGAAAGATGTGAATAAGGCAAAATGCTTGCTGGCCGGACTTGATTGGTTGAAAAAATGGAAGCCGGAATATGATATCGTCTTCACCAGAGAGGAAAGTGTGGAGGCAAAGTATGCCAAACTTAGGAATGCCTTGAAGTATTGTCCTTGTCCAATCTCAGTAACGGCGTGGTATGAAGACGATGGAGTGTATGTAAAGCCGGCTGGTTCAATAGACAACCACCTTGTGGAAGCCGTTTATTTGGACGAACAGAATCGCTTACACATTCGCGACACTTACGCACCCTATGAAAAAGTGTTAGAGCCGTATTTTAACTTTGATTTCTGCCTCCGGTGGAGCTTGGCGCAGTTATCCACACCAGAGTTTACAAGCAACTGGTTGTGGAATATGATTAGGTCATTAAAAGAGTTTTTTAAGGATATGTTTTACAAATGGTAAAGATTTTTTTAAATGCCGGACACCACCTTAAAGACGAAGGAGCCATCGTAAATGGCTTCCAAGAGAATCTGATAAATATGGCGATACGAGAGGAGGTTAAAAAACTTTTACCCAACGCCCTTTATGTTCCCGATGAATTAAACTTAAAAGAATCAATAAAGTGGGTTTTGGCGCGAGGAATTGATAAGACCAGTATTTGTATAGATTTACACCAAAACTCGCATCCCAACGCATCCCAGCGTGGTGTAGAGGCATATTACTGGCAAGACCCGACTACCGCCGAGTGCTTTTCAAGGAATGTGGCGGAAAGTGTTGGATTGAGCAATCGTGGGTATTTCCCTGATACTCAAACCGCAGTCGGTTCACTCGGTTGGATTCGGCAATTACTAGCACGCTCGGTTGTCTTGGAGTGTGGATATCTTTCAAACCCCTATGACCGCCAAATTCTTATCTCCGCCAACGGGCAACGAAATATAGCCAAGGGAATTTACAATGCTTGTGTGGAATTGGGATATCCAAAAGATATTATTACAGAACCAGTCAAACCAATGGACTGGAATTATGTGATAGGGTTATTAAGGAAAGCAGGAATGTCGTTTGACGCTATCGTGGCTTGGATAAAACGCTTCTTCAATGAAAAGTATGCGTAGTTGGTAGTTCTCCGTCCTTTGTCCAAAGTTGGCGCGTCGCTTAATTGAAAATATATTCTTTGGGCAAGGACGGAGAGTTGCGAACCACTCTCAATCGCTTACGGCATTCTTGCGCAATGGGAAAGCGCTGGAATGTTTGTGGAAAAAAAGGGGGACACTAGCTCACCAAACTAAAAGGTCTTTTGTCCCCCCATAGCGAAATTATCAATTAACTTTACACTATGGACAACCCCGATGACCCAATTGAGGAAATTGTAGTAGAGTAGTTTATTAGTTAATCATTAAAAATATGTCGCAAGTAATTTTAGCTACTTTCGTGAACCTCGCAGTAACTCTTTTTCCTTTAATCGGTATTCAAGTTGGCGGCGATGACTTGACTAAGACGATTCAAGTTATTACCGCAATCGTAACTGGTGTTTGGATTTGGATTCGCCGTGTCAAACAGGGAGATGTTTCGGTGTTAGGTATGAGGAAGGTTTAATAACTTATGAATAAACTATGGCTGGTGATTTTCCTCTTGATTTTCCCGACCATATCCGTAGCAAGCTCCGCTATCACGGAACCGGCTACAACAAGTATACCGGTAAGAAGTTGGTGCGGCTTTCAGGGGAGGGCGGTGGAGTGCCAGATGGGGACGGACGGAATCTACCGCCCAACGACAGTGCAGTATTTGCTTCACCAATTCTTCGGTGAAGTTGAAGAGGAGGCACGGAAAATAGCGCGATGTGAAAGCAACTTTAATAACTCCGCAATAGGAAAGGCAGGAGAAATTGGAGTATTCCAAATCCACCCGGTTCATTTCAAGGAAGTTGAGAGTTTGAAACTTGATTTGCACACCTTAGAGGGGAATTTTGCTTATAGCAGAATACTTTATAGCCGAGAGAGCTGGCAGCCGTGGAGCTGTGCCCGTCTAACCGGAGTAATAAAATGAAACAACTTTTATACATCTTCCTTTTCGTAGCATTCACGATTGTATATCTGCCGATTGTTTTGGTTATAGGTTTTAGTAAACCTATTCATTGGTTGAAGATTACTTGACAATTTTTTCTTTGAAAACTCCCATACCACCTCACCGGCTATAAATCTGAATCCTCCCATTGAGGATATCTCGTTTATCAGCGAGGGGGGCAAGTATTATCAATTCCCGTAGCGGTTAGTCCCCGTTGCGGTCTAAATGCTAATACTGAACTTTCACATCTCTCCGCTTAAGGTGGGGAGGTGGTATGGGGGTTGAAAATGTGATAAGATATATTAGTTCCTTTTTTATTTCCTGCCGTGGCTGAACATTCCTTCGCAACGAGGAAAAAGCGCACAGACCATCCTAAAGGTGGCGAAGTGGCAAGCTGGTATAAAGATTCAAAGTTAGTTGCGACCAGCGTCCAATGATTGATTCTAGACACAAACTTTTCATTGGCGGCAGGACATAGAATGGGAAATGGTGTATAATATTAGGCGGAAAACATCTTAACCAAAGGAGGGTTATGAAAGTAGTTCGTTGCAGAAACTCTCGGTGTCGCAAACGAGGTTTGGAAAACCTGTTCGTCTGGCGGGATGGTCATCCATTCTGCGGGGCTCACTGCTACAATCAATGGATTCACCGGCATATCCGGCAACACTTCAACTTCAAACTCATTGAGAGTTATTGGAATAAGTTGCGCGCCAGAGCGTAAGACACATCAGGGGGTTGATTATTCAGCCCCTTTTGTTATTATTTACACAGATGAACTTTAGGCATTAGTTGCGAGAAGCCGCCTTACGCTCTGGTTTGGCGGTTTTTCGTTTGCCTAGTTGCTTTTCCAGTTGCTTTGGTGTATAATGACCGCGTTGTGTCTATCAAGTTAGAACCCTTTGGGGATAGCCCCATTTGGGAAACAGATAGTTATATAACCAAACTACGAAAACGGGTGTATTTAATGGTCGCTAAATTAGCCCGTAGTTCATCTATTAAATTTGACGAGCAAGACCTTGAACACCAAATTCTTTTTCGGGCAACCACCTTCCCCAAAAAGAAAATAAATTTGTCGGAAATAATAAAAGAACAAAAGGAAATTGTTTTTGAGCGAATGAAAAAGGTGGACGTAAAACCAAAAGAACTTTTCTGTTTCGGTCTCTATCGCACAAATCACGGTTGGCAAATGGAATGGAGAACAACACAACTCTACGCGGTAAACAAAAACACCGGACAAAAAAAGAAAGTGTATTTTAGAGAGATTACAGATAGAAAAATAGGAAGTGATATTATAGAAAATTACCACTATATTCACTGCTCACGGAATAATGAAAATGGTTTAATGTTCGGTTTCTTTTTGGAAGATAGCAAAACACCATTTGCGGTTGAACAAGTAGAACCCTGCTCTAATTCAAAGAATTATAAAAAAGCAATGTTGATGTTGAATGATATAAATTACCACTCCTGTTGTGAACTAACGAGATTTTATTCTGTTCCCAATAGTCCTAAAAATCTTATCAGCATCTTGGATAGGTTGGTTGGAGAAGAATTGCGGAAAAAAGGTTTTGAGTGGATGATGACCGCGACAATGCCTAAATACGCAAAAACAAAGGCCTCTACCGTTTCTGGCGGAATTGACAAACCAATCTTTGGAAAGAAAACACCCTTCACTTTCTTTGAACGCCCCGATGGAAAATATCAATTGTGTGTTTCGCGGAATAAGCCCAATGCCAAGACAATTACCAGCAGATGGGGAATAACCAAAACCATTGAATTTATAAAACCCTTGGTCGGAAAATATAACAATGTCCAATTAGATTTTTATTTAATCAAATGAAAAAACTTGAAATAGAACTTAAATTCCCAGTGGTTAATCCAAGCGCTTTGATGACAAAAATTGATGGCCGGAAACCCGAAATAATGTATATCAAAGATGAGGTATTCAATAAAGGTAAAATGCCCAAAGTTAGAAAGCGCACAATTAACTATTCAAACCGCGTAGAAGTGAGTTTTGAACGAACCACACCTATTCAAGGTGGCGTTATGAAAAAGGTTGTTGAAGAGAAAATAACCTCCCTGCCAAAAGGTTATGTTTGTAAAAATTCCTACGATAAAATTCGTTATGCCTATGTTCGGGGTGATTGTGTCATCACAATTGATTTTTATTGCTTTGGAGTTTTCTGTGAGATTGAGGGAAACGAGAAAGTCATCAAAGAAGTCGCCAAACGGCTTGGTTTCAAACTCAAAGACAATATTACAAAGAATGTGGACGCGCTTTTCTGTGATTGGTGTAAAAAGAGAAAAATTATTCCACCACTCCATTGGGGGTTTAGTAAATAGCACTTATCCACACCCCTAGTTGCTAACCTAGTTGCTATGGTGTAAAATGGTGGCAGTCGGGAAAAGTGTTGGGGCGGTGGTTCTTGTAAAACCTCCACCGCTCCGGCAGTTTTCTTAGGTCGGCGACACATTATTACCTTATCTTTTATGTGCTCTCCGTAAATTTGTTTCAACTGCTGATAAGGGGTTGAGAGGAATTGCGGATAGCACAGAGAACAAACTTATGAAAAAAGAATACTCGGAATGGCGGCAATTTTTAGCTTGGATAGGTCTGGTTGCGTTAGTGGTTGGTATCCCTTACTTCATTTGGTCAATGCACGAGATTGTGGAATTAGCAGGGTTAGTAATTGTGAAATAAGATGCCAGACGAAATAAAAATAACAAAATCTTGGGTGAAAGGATTAAGAGATTATGTAAGAGCCGTTAAAAACACAACGGGGTTTGATAAAGAGTCAGCTCTTAATGGCTTGTTCGGTTATTTAGAAAGTTTAGATTTACTAACTGATAACCATAACTAAAATGCCCGACACACAAGACAACAACTTACAAGAACGCCAAGAAGAGGCGAAAGAGAACGAGGAAAAAAATTACTTAAATAACTACGAATAAAATGAAAAAGAAATTAACAAAAGTTAAATTTGAAGTTTATTATTACGAAAATAATAAAAAGATTTTAGGTATTCATAAAAGCATTTGGGGATATGTGAGCGGCATTCGGGGATATGTGAGCGGCATTCGGGGATATGTGAGCGGCATTTGGGGAGATGTGAGCGGCATTTGGGGAGATTTAGATTTGTGTGAAATTACAGTGGAAGACAGAAAGGTAGGAATTAAAATTGAAGATTTAATAGAAGAATAAAAATATGACATTCATAGCACAAAACTTCACCACCGCTCTAGACGCCGGACTTATCCTCTGGGGCCAAGACAATGACGGCGCGCCGGAGTGGGTGGGTGATAGGGAGGCGTGGACGCGTTTTGAGCAGATGGCAATGGGCGATGAAATGACGAGATTATCAAAACTTAATTGGCAATAAAATGAAAACAACATTTGAGGACTACTTAAAGGAATGGTTTATCGGTCTAAACGAATATGGTGGAGTTCCTATCACGAAAGATAACTGCGAAGATTTATTTGAAAATTACTTGGCAAGTTTAGATGGAGAAGAATATATAAAATTAGCAGAAGCATTTGGCAGAATTCAATTTCTTCTAGGTGAGAGGACGCAATTACAGAAGCATTTAGATAGATTAAACAATAAAATAAAATGACCACCAAAGAAATTGAGCAAATGTGGGAGAAAGGATACATTCGTGGTATGGACAAATACGCCGCCAAAGAAGGTCGTTTAATGGCGAAATGGTTAGCAGACCGAGATGGAGTTTTGCCGGTGGATTACAGCCCCTTTGATGTGGAGCAACCTTATAAGAGTTATTAAAAGTTAACAATAAAAATATGAAAAATGATTTCTTTCCTGATGCGGATTATAAATTACCAATCACCAGCAACTATATGCGGTTGGTAGAGGGGGTAAATAAGTTTCGGGTGCTTTCTTCGGCAATTGTTGGCTATGAGTATTTTGGGCAAGACAACAAGCCGGTGCGTTCAAGAGAACCATTTGACGAGACACCCAACATTAAAACCGGCGGTCGGGTAAATCACTTTTGGGCGTTCGTTGTATTCAACAGAATCGCCGAGCGGATTCAGATTTTGGAGATTACCCAAAAGAGCATAATGTCGCAGATGAAAAGCTACATTGATTCTCCCGACTGGGGAAATCCCAAGCAGTATGACCTGTCAATCGTCCGTAAAGGTATGACCAAAAACGACACCGAGTATCAAGTGATACCCAGCCCACACAAAGAGTTGGAGAGCGAGATTAAGGACAAATACGAGGCGATGACTATAAACTTGGATGCGTTGTATTCGGGCGATGACCCATTTGCTCAAAGTGAAAAGAGTGAAAAGAGTGAGTATTAGAATTATTAGAATTATTGGGGCGGCGGATTTAGGAACAAATCCACAAAATCCTAAACAATGTCGGTAGAGACCGACTTGCCTAAACCAGAAATGGCACGGCAAAAAATCCGTCCCAGTCAGTCGCCCCTTAATGCCTAGTCAAGTAAAAAATGAAAACACATATAACAAAAAACGGGTTAATACACTTTGACTTTGATGAAATGTGGAAGAAGTGGATTATGCCGGCCATAAAACACAAAATAGGCAAAAATAGAGATTTACCAAAAACAGCAAAAGGAGTTATCCACAGCGAAGAGTTGCCCATTAAAAGTTGATTCGTGGTAAAATGTAGTGATGGCGTTAGTTAAGGAAAAAAGAATAAATTTATTATCAGTGTCGGGTGTTGTTCAGTTCGTTATCCTTAACGGACGCCATAGCAACATCCGACTTTGTTTGTAAATACTATGGCTAAATTTAGATATATTGATACTCGTTTCTGGCACGATACTTTTGTGCGCGACAAGTTAAATCCACTTGATAGATATTTATTTCTATATTTTCTTACCAATGACAAAACAAATATAAGCGGAATTTATGAATTGCCAATTTCAATGATTTCAAACGAAACTGGTATAGAAGAAATAATGTTAAGAAAGATGTTTCAACGACTTTTGGGTAAAATTTATTATATTGACGGTTGGGTTTGGATTGTAAATTTTCCAAGATATCAAAATTTGAAATCTCCCAAGATTAAAATAGGAATTGAGACAGAATTTTCCAAAATACCCTTGAAGATAAAGGATAAAATAGAAAAAATAGCTAAAAAAGATGATAGGGTATGGATAGGGTATGGATATGGTATGGATAACTTATCGCATCTTAATTCTAATTATAATCTTAATTCTAATCTTAATTCTAATGAAAAACTTTATGACTAAAACTCCCCCCCTAACCCCCCCAAGGGGGAATAAAGAATCGGCACTTCGTTTGCTTAAAACCAAACATAGTGTAATTCCAGTCGGCAAGGATAAAATTCCGCTCGTAAAATGGCAGGAATTTCAAAATAGGTTAGCGACCGAAAACGAAGTCAATGATTGGTTTGATAAATACCCCGAAGCCAATGTTGGAATAATAACCGGTAAGATTTCTAATCTAGTTGTAGTTGATGTTGAAAGTGGGGGAGATATAAAAAGGTTTCCCGAAACCCTAACGATTAGAACCGGTGGCGGTGGGTGGCATTTGTATTACCGCTATTATCCGATTGCTAACAAGACAAGAATTTTTCCCCTGACCGATATTAGGGGTGATGGTGGTTATGTGGTAGCTCCTGGTTCAACTCACGCTTCGGGTAATAAGTATGAAATTTTAACAAAAGATTTTATTGCTCCATTCCCGTTTGAAATGTTTGGTGAGAAAAAACAATCAAAAGTTTTGGAAGTTAGTAGTGGTGTTGAAAAAGGACAAAGGAATCAATCCGCTTCCACAATGGCGGGTGCGTTATTGCGAGCGTTTAGTCGTCAAAAAGAAACCGCGTGGAAACTTTTGAAAGATTGGAACGATAAAAATATACCACCCCTAACCGATTACGAACTTCGTAATGTTTTTAATTCAATAGCTGGCAGAGAAGATAAAAAGTTTTTAGATTTTCCAATTCTTGAAAGTGAGGCATTAGATAAAGTTGATTTTTTGACTTATACCGAACTTCTTAACCAAAGTAGAAAAGAACGGAGAGAGGTTGACCCTAAAAGTATTGTTTCTTTTGGTTATGATTGGCTTGACCAACGACTTACTGGATTGTTTCCAGGCGAACTTGTGGTATTGGGTGGAGAAAGCGGAACTGGTAAAACTACCTTCGCCACGAATATAATTTACCGAGCTAGTAAAAAATTCAAATGTTGTGTCTTTGCTTTGGAAGACCGATTAAATGATTACGGAATGAAGGCGTTTTATTTTGAGATTGGAAAAATACGAAAAGAAAGGGGACTACCAAATTATCCCTGGAATGATTATCGGCGTAATGAAATCAAGGACGAAAAATATCAACAATATGAAGACCAAGCTTTTGAAAATTTACGGAGTGAAAGTATTCATTTTGCTGATGTAAAAAGGCAATTGGATATTGGATTATTGGAAAGAAAAATTGAAGAGAAAGCAAAAGAGGGTTTCAAACTTTTTCTAGTTGACCATCTTCACACTTTTGATATGCAAAGGGGAATGGACACGAAAGCCGATTTTATTGAAAAGATGATGGTAAGAATAAAGACCCTTTTGAATCGGTGTGGGGTGGCAATGATTTTAATTGTCCATTACAAAAAACTTGAAGGTCGCAAACCATCTATGGATAGTTTCAAGGATAGTATTTCAATTCCACAAAACGCAAATTATACTTTGAATTTATGGCGTAATCGTTCCGATGACAAAGATGTGAACAGATACGAAACTCAATTGATGATACCAAAAAGTAGAAACCCGAATGGTGAATTTACTTTGACTTTGGAGTTTGACCCACTAACTTATGATTATAGATTTATTGGTGAAAAGTTCGGCACGGAAATTAAAAAACAAGAAAATGAATTTGGTTTCTAACATTATCCATTTCTTAATTAAAAATCATCTAACACCAGTTTGGATTGAGAATTATTTGGTGGAGTGGTGGTTTCAAATCAATGAATGAGCAACAAGTGATAGACGAATTGGTTGAGTATTGCCGCCGGCGCGCCGAAGAATCCGGCATTAAAGGTGGTTATTACGAAAAGATTGCCGAGCAATTAGCCAATAAGATGAAAATATGAAATCTTCAACCTCAACCATCCTCCTCCTCCTCACCTTTACCATCTTTTTCTTATTAGGTTATTTATCAGTATGAAAAACGAAAAAGCAATATATATTCTTGACCCTGCTCTCTCTTGGAAAACTTTCAAGTTATTACAGGACATACTTCCGAAGGACACCGGCCCCGCTCCCATTCACGGCGACAGAATGCTTTGGCAACTCTTGCGGGACAAGCAAATAAACTTATGGTTTGAAAGCCGTGATGATTTGATGATTGGCACATCATTACCAAAAGGTCGCAAGTTTTATTTATTAAAAAATCCAAAAAATGAAAAAACAAAAAATAACAAGTTATGAGTATGTCTTGGAAGGTGATGAGCGAGACACTATCCTCACCTCTCTCCGCTATGTCCGGCACCGCCAAGATATGCACGGCAAACGATTAGTCAACGAGCAGGAATTGGAGCGGCTTATAAACGAATTGGAGTGAACTTCATCTTCAAGCTCGGCAAAAATGGTTTGGACTTCGGCGGTGAATATAATGCTAGCCGCTGGCTTGATTTCGTTTCCAAAAGGCAGGGCAAGTATGTTAGAATTTCTGAAATCAAAGGTGGTCGGTCTTTGAAATCAAATTCCCTTTATTGGGTCTGGCTTGAAACGATTGGCAATTATTGCGGATACCACGCCGATGAACTTCACCGATTATTCAAAGGTCTTTACCTGCCAAAGAAAACAATGAAGTATCGTGGCAAGGATTACCAGATGTCCGGCTCAACGGCAGAATTAAGCACCAGCGAGTTTCAAGAGTATATGGCAAAGATACAGGTGGAGGCCAGCCAGCTTGGGGTGATACTTCCTTCGCCGGACGAATTTAAAAAATATCGGGACAGCGCACCATTAAAAAAATAATTTAGTTATTATGAAAAAATATATTTATGAATCTTTTTGTAGAGATAATCAATATGATTTAGAAGATAAAGCAAATGAAATGGGGGCTGAAGGGTGGCGGATGGTTTCTTTTTCACTAGCCGATAATGATTCTGGTTGCGTCTTTATGGAAAAAGTTTTTGAACCGAAAATGAAAAATGAAAAATCCTAGTTTAAAAACCTTAAAGGCAAAACTTTGGTCTTTGTGCCGAGACATTACTCGCAAAAGATACCCTAATTCGTGCTATATCTGCGATTTGCGAGGACTTTCAGGGTCAGGGCTACATACTTGCCACCTAATTCCTAGCGGTGCGTGCGGAGCGAATTTACGCTTTGACCTTCGCAACCTTAGACCTTGTTGCTATCGGTGTAATATTCATCTTGGCGGAAACGCGGCAGAATTTTACCGCCGAATGGTAAAAGAAGTTGGGCAAAAAGCTGTAGATATTTTATTTAAAGACAAACAGAAAATAGTAAAAGCCGACAAATTCTTTTTTTTAGAGAAAATAGCAGAGTATGAGAAGTTATTGAAAAGTTTATGAAAAAACAACCTAAAAAACACGGATTAGAAATCAAGAGAATTAAGTGGTTAGATGCCGTTGCCAATAATAGTTGGTTTTACGCTGATGATATGGTTCAGTGGGCGAATAGAACGAATTGTGTGATAGATGAAATTGGTTTTATAGTTGCTGACCATAAAGATTATATTGTTTTTGCCACCAGTATAAAAAGTGATGATGGTTTAGAACCTGTTAGGTATGGCGGATTACACAAAATTCCGCGTCAAATGGTTATTAGTGAAGAAAGTTTATAATGCCCACAGAAAGCGAATATAAAATAGTTTTCCACAACACCCTAGTTGCCTTACCACTTGCTAGGTGATATAATTACCACAATGTTTAACATCTCTAAAAGAGAAAAATGTCCTGACCCGTTTGCCGACAAGGTAAAGTGCGAAGTGTGTAAGTGTTGGCTTAATAAAGGTGATGCTCACATAGTTAACCGATTTCCTACTCACATTCTTCCACCAGAAAGTTTTTTTTGCCAAGTTCATAAGAAACCATATTCTAGAGTGTTTGTGGGTCGCGACTTAGAACCATACCTCAACGAAAGATTTCCAGAAATATCAAAATATTACGGCGAGGTGGAAATGACCGAAACCGGCGAGCCAATAGGTTATACCAAAATAGTTAAAAAACAATGACAATCTTCAACACTTTCTTTCACACAACCCGCACGCAACATTGTGAAAACGCCAGAAAGGGCGGCAATGCTACTAAGGCAAAGTTAGGCATCGCTCATTACTCCAAGATTGGAAAGGTGGGCGCCGAGGTAAAAAAAATGTTAGCTGAAAAATTATCAATAATTAAAAAGAAATGAAGAAACTTCTTTTGATAGTCGGCCTGTGCTTAATTGCTTTACCAGCTTATGCCATCACCTGTCCGGCTGGGCAGATGGTTGGTAGTGTCCTTATTACCCCCGAAGTGGTGGCTGTGCCTGCCGTAACCCACACCGTTCACCATGATGTGGTAACGCACATTGTTAATCACCCCGCCATAACTCACGTGGTTAATCATCCAGCCACTTACAAATGTCCAACCAATGAATCGGCATACACCTCCAACGACCACCATAAGGCGTGTTTAGTGTTTCGTGGACATCCAATACATGACTGGCGTTATACCGACAAAGTAATTGATGTTCCAGCTTGGGATGAAACCATTGTAGATACCCCAGCTTGGGACGAGACAGTTATTGATACCCCAGCGTGGGATGAAATAATTGTTGATGTGCCTGCCGTTGTAGCTGTGCCTGCGGTTTATGAAAACCAATGTGTCGCTGACCCAAGTTATGATGTTTGTCCAAACCTTGCGGGTAATCAAAATACTATGCCATCTGGTTATGAGGCGTTTGAAAGTATTTGTAGAGTAGTTGATGTCTGTCCCAACATTAGTGGTTATCAGTCGTCTGTTCCAACAATTTATGACTTAGTGGGAGATTCTTGTGTTCCGAATGGTTTAAAAGAAACCCCAACCAGTTCAGTGAAGCCAATGATTGTGGATGGTGGCCCGCCCCGTTGTCTGATTGACGGCACCTGCCCATGCTTCAGTGCCACCGGTAAAAACTTGGAAGCGTGTATAGCCCAGAAATACCCCAATGGCAAGTATTGTGAATTGGCTCCGGTCAGAACCTGTTTCGGTCAATGGAAGGACTGCACGCCTGAAGCGCCGAAGTGTGCGGTTGCCACTGCCAGTATGTCTATTGGCGCGCAGATTCAAATAGCCGCCAACAACGGAATGTCCATAACAGAATTAGTTAAGTTAATCTGGTCGTTGCTAAAATGAGCAGAGAACAAAAAACATTAACTTTTATTGGATTGTTGATAGTCGCGGCGGTGGTTGTCGGTATGTTCTGGGCACTTTTTCGCATTAAGAAAGTGCCGGCATTCACTCCGGTAGTCAATCCGCCCGCTCAAATTCAATACACTGCCTGCGCCCCTGACCAGATAGCTTACAAACAAGGAATCAAACAATGCGATTGCGGTGGTTGGTTTGAATACTGGGATGATGGAAACACTTATTGTAGGGATGTAAAATAAAAATATGGACACAAAAACTTATTTGGAATATCAAAAGTTAAATCTCTGGTGGCAGAATGAGTTGAATGATTTTCAGCGTGTGGAATTGATGGATAGGAGTGTTTGGGATGTCTCCGAGTTCAAAAAATTTGCCCAATTGAAAGAACTCAAAAAAAGATACGAAAAGATGTTATCCGAATCAGGAATATAATGTATTACATATTAACATTCATACTTTCGGTTTCGGTTTCGGTAATAATAGTTATGTCTTATTTCCGTGAAGTTAGACGCAAGGAGTTGCGGGGAGAATTAAGGAAATATGAAAATTATGGGGATTATAATTCGGACGATTTGGGAAAGTTTATGGACACCAACGAAGACAACGGAATAGGCAATAAAGAATTTCTGGCCATTAACATTACAGCTGTAATATGTGCTATAATTCTCTGTGTAATCCTGTATAATATTATTGATATTACTTGGTAAGTAAAAAATATGGAAAGAATTCAATCGGGAAAAAAAGTTTCTATTTATGGGGGTGAAAAAAATGGTTTTTGGGGGAAAAAACACACTGAAGAAACCCTAAAAAAAATGATTGCCTTTATTGAAAACGAACCAGAAGTGCCGGCAGATGAGAAAACAAAGTGTGACTTATGTAGCAAACAAACAGACGCCCGATGGTTTACAAGTATTGATGGAATGGCTTACTGGTTATGTCGGGACTGCCACTTCCGGAGTATAAAAGAAGACGGGCTAGAAACACGCAGTCTTACTGAAAACGATGAGGCCGACGCTATTGTTAAACAAATGAAGAAACATTTTAAGGTGATTAAAGAATAAAATGAAAATAGCAGGAAATAGATTAAAAATGAGTTCGGGTAAGATTCGCCATTTTGGGGATACTATGAAAACTCTACAAGCGAAAAACTTTAATTCACGAAAAGATTTAGATAACGCTGTTGAGAAAGACACAGAAGTTATCAAAGGCACTCGAGAAGAATTAGCTCGTCTTTCATTAAACGACTTACGGAAGATCAATGGAGTAAAGGTGGAGATAACCAATGACCCAACTCCTGTAGATAAATTAAAAGAAAAACCAAATCGAGGTGAACTTTTTATTAGTAAGCTTAACAGTCAAGAAGTAAAATATGGGGACAAGAATCTATAAAGACAGAATTTTATCTCCTTCTGAACGGACAAAACGCTGGAGGCAAAGACATCCGGAAGCAGTAAAAGAATATAAGAAAAAATATAGATTGGAGCATTTGGAACAAGAAAGGAAAAAAAATAATGAAAGAAATGTTAAACATAGATTATTACATCCTGAAATGGCAAGAGAGAGGTGGATAAGATGGAAGTATAAAGATGTTAAAACGGCAAGAGAAAAAGTAAATAGTTATCATAAGAGTCGGTATTTCAATGATTTACAATTTCGTCTCGCAAGTCGTCTTCGTGGTCGTTTGAGTGATGCTTTAAGGATAGGTAAGAAAGAGAAAGTTGGTTCACACATTAGGTTTTTAGGATGTTCTTTGGAAGAATTAAAGACACACCTTCAAAATCAATTTAAGGAAGGAATGAGTTGGGATAATTATGGTAAAAATGGTTGGCACATTGACCACAAACAACCTTTATCAAGATTTGATTTGACCAATGATAGTCAGTTAGTAAAATTGTGCCATTTTACAAATTTACAACCCTTATGGGCAAAAGATAATATTATTAAAAGTAATAAATTTATTTATGAGTAATAAGACCGAAGAAAAATTACACGGGGCGGCAAGGAAAGTTATAATAAAGGGGGTTAATAGAATTTATGATGCTGTTAGACTTTCTTTGGGTCCCGAAGGCGCTGGAGTTTTGATCTATCGTTCATTTAATCGGGGTTCAAGGATTACTCAAGACGGTGTTACCATTGCTCAGGTAATAGAACCAAAAGATCATTTTGAGAATCTCGTGGCTATTGCTTTCAAAGAAGCGGCTGTTAAAACAGGTCAACGAGCTGGTGATGGAACAACTAGCACAATCGTATTAGCTGGTAAACTCATCAACGATGCTTTTTCTTCCCTTAAAGATGACACTGAAGTTCAGATCAGAGGAATGGAAAATAATAAAGTTGGAGCAATAACTCTAAAGAAGCATTTACTTGCTGAGATTCCTAAGATTAAAGAAAAGATTGCTGATCGAACTAAAAAGATAGAAACTCAAGAAGAATTAGAAAACATTGCTGATGTTTCTTTGGGTGGTAATCGTGAGGTGGCAAAGATTGTTTCAGAAATGATTTGGAAGACAGGAATAGATGGATTTATAACTCTTGCTGATGGTTTTAAGGGATTTTTAGAAACCGAGACAATAGATGGAGCAAGATTTCCCATGAAGATATCAGCTCCTGTATTTCTAAATAATCCCTCTAAGTTTGAAATGGTAGCAGAAGAGTGTGATGTGATAGTAACTAATTACTCCATAGATTCATTAAAAGATTTTGCTGATTTTTGGAATACAATACGAAGGAATAAGCTGATAGTTTTTGCTCCTTCATTTTCAGATGAAGTTCTAATCCAAATGGTTAAACTAATAGCTCCCAAATCAATGCCCAATGGAGGAATGATGCCATCGGGTGTTCAGATATTTCCAGTTAAGTGTCCATCTCTCCGGACAGATCAACTAGATGATTTAGCAACATTCTGTGGAGCTAAGTTCATAGATAAAAACAAAGGTGACGTTCTAAAAAACATCAAGGAATATGATCTAGGTTTTCTAGACAAAGCAATAATCAAAAGCGTAGAGGGAAAAGAAGACGCTGTTCTATTGGGAGGTAAAGGAGCGAAAGAAGGCAAGGTAGGAGATAGAATAGAAATGTTAAGAGGTCAATTAGTAGAAACTAAAATGCCAGAACATCAAGCATTGGTTAAAAAGAGAATTGCCTCTTTAGCATCAGCCGGTGGAGTGATTAGAGTAGGAGCTCCAACGGAAGCAGAAGCATTACCTCTCAAACACAAAATAGATGACGCTGTATTCGCTTGCCAACAAGCTCTAAGATTTGGTTATGTAAAAGGTGGTGGATTGTGCTTAAAGGAAATAGCAGAGGAATTCTATAGAGATGATTCACTTATTCACGATGCATTATGTGCACCAAACAATCAAATCAAAGAAAACGTGGGTGGAGAATTAACAATTGAAGATAACATTATAGACCCAGCCAAAGTAGTGGAATTAGAGGTCGAACACGGCTTTGGTGTAGCGGCTAACTTAATTACCTGTAAAGCAATCATTCCAGAGTTCGACGAAAGAGATCCAAAGGAAAATTATCGAGGAATAGCTGAAGCAATACTAATTTACACTAAACTTTTTGCCAAGAGAGAAGGATTGTATCAGGGAGGATTAAGTGAAGCCGAAGCAGAACGTCTCCAGAGACAAGAATTTTTAATGGATAAAGAAAACGACTAATATGCCATACTCAGCAGTAAATAGATTGAAATATGCTTTCAAGAAATGGGTTACACGAACAGAACCATTTCGTAAACAAGCAGATGAGATGATGAATCAAAAATATCCCCAAGGTTGGCAGAAAGGAATGACAAACTCCCTAAAGCAGATGGAGCACTCTAAAATGATGACTCAGTTGTATAGACAGAGTAAGAAGAAATGATTGAAGTTGCGCTTGATAAAATAACTCCGTATTCAAAGAATGCTAAACAGCACCCACGAAAACAAATCCAGCAAATAGCGGAGAGCATTAGAGAGTTTGGTTTCAACCAGCCCCTTGTGGTTGACAAAGACAATGTGATTATAGTTGGACATGGCAGATATGAAGCGGCTAAATTACTGAACCTTGACAAAGTGCCTGTATTAAAAGTTAATCTCTCCAAAAAGAAAGCCAAAGCATACCGATTAGCCGACAATAAATTAAACGAATCAGAGTGGGATATGGAAATGGTTATAGAGGAATTGAAGGCGTTGGAAGATGAAGCTTTGAAAATGAATACTGGATTTGAGGATTTTATCCTGAACAATAGAAAGGATTTTATAACAGATCATTGGAACAACGATTTTTCAAATCCTGATGGTATTGATGAAAGATTAGGTTATTATGGAGGAAGTTTTTGGAAAGATTTAAGAAAAGAAAGTGCCGAAACTTGGAATTATTTTTTACCACTGCCATTTAACACAAAAGAAAATAGGTTAGGAGGAAATAGGCAAAAAATTCGTTATTCAAGAACCAATCCATTAGAGATTGAAAGAATTGTAAAAACTTATATGCGTGAAGGAGATTACTTTTTAGAAAGTTGTGTTGGTTGGGCAACCTTTAGTAGGGTAGCAAAATTTTATGGTTACAATGGGGTGGGTGTAGATATTTGGGAAACAAGTTTAACTTATTGTGAAGAACAATTGAAAAAGATTCAAGGAACAGGAAAGGTAGAAATTAAAAAAATGGATGCTCTTAATTTGGAATTTCCAGATAATACTTTTGATTTTGTTTATTGTAATCCACCATTTTTTAATTTAGAGGGATATAAAAAAACGCCAGATGATTTATCAGTTAATAAAAGTTATGATGAATGGTTAGGAAAAATGAAGAAACTAACTTATGAATGTTATAGAGTTTTGAAGAATGATAAGTTGGCGGTATTTACAATGGCTGATTTTAGAGTTGGTGGATATTTAGTTGATGCCACAAATGAATGGATGAAGATTTCAAAAGAAGTTGGTTTTAAGTTATGGGATTATGTAGTAGCAGAAGTTAGAAGTATGAATCTTGCTCAAAGAAAAAAAGCTTACGAATTAAAGAGAACAGTTAAATGCCACGAGAATGTTTTAGTTTTCAAAAAGCAATAAAAGTGTTATAATTCAGGTATTCAACAGGTATTATGGCAAACACAAAAGAAAACCTAGCTCCGACAATGTTTAAGAAAGGACAATCAGGCAATCCCAAAGGTAAACCTGTGGGCGCTTTATCAATGACCACAAAGATTAAAGAGTATTTGATGGAGCGTAATAAAGATGGAGAAACAAATGCCGATAAACTAAAAAGAGCTATTGTAATGAGGGCTATTGTGAAATCAGATGTTATGGCAAAAGAAATTTTGGATAGGGTGGATGGGAAAGTTGTTCAACCCTTTGAGGCAAATATCAAAGTGGAAAAGTTGGAGGAAATTCAAAAAGGACTTAAAGCTATTGCTGAAAAATGAACGAGGTTAAAGAATTAGTAAAAAAGTTATATAAGAATTATCAAGGACAACCTTTTGAATTGACTGAGGGGCAATCAGAAATCTTTGAGATTATATTCAAACGGAAATATCCACGCACGCAAACAATCAGCTACACGCAATACGGCAAGAGTGAAACGGTATCAATGGCTGTGCTAACACGAATTACAACCTATCCTGAAAAGTGGGCTTTGGTAGCACCTTCAAACAAAAAAGCGAGGATTATAATGGGCGACATCCTTCAGCACACTTTTGACAATGAATACACAATGGCGATGTTTGAGGTAGAAAAAGGTGAAAGTATTGATAGAATTAGGCGAGAACGAAGTAAGGAGAGAATGACTTATCGGCATCCTAATAAAACCATTGGCGAAGTGTTTACGCTTTCAAGCGAGGGTAAAAGGACAAAAGATTTGTTAGACGCTTTGATGGGTTTCGGTGCGCCAAATGTGATAATTGATGAAAGTTCTTTGATAGATGACATCCAATACGCTGGTATTTTTAGAATGCTAGGCGGGCATAAAGATAATTTCTTATTTGAAATTGGTAATCCATTGAGACGCAATCATTTTCTCCGCACTTCTCTTGACCCGTCTTACCACCACTTGAACATTGATTGCGAGCAAGGAATAAGAGAGGGTAGAATATCAAGAGAATTTATTGAGGAGATGAGAAATAAACCAATGTTTGCTCAACTTTATGATAATAAGTTTCCACCGCAAGACGCTATTGATACTTCTGGTTTTTCACCACTTTACACAGAGGACTTTTTGAAAGGTAAAATTGGAAAGCAAATTGATATTTTTGGCGATGAACGATTGGGTGTGGATATAGCAGGTGAAGGTTCAAACTATTCAGTAATTGTTTTGCGGGGGCATAACGGGGCAAGGATTTTGTATAAGGAGCACAATCCTGACACAATGAATTTTGTCGGTGTGATACTTCAAACTTGGAAAGAACATCGCAATGCGAGGATTTATCTTGATAAGGTCGGCATTGGAAAAGGTGTTTATGACCGATTGATGGAGATGCTGGAGTTAGAAGGAAAACTAATTGGAGTTTCGGCTGGCACAAGTGCTGACAAAGACGAGTTTTATAATAAACGAGCCGAAATGTTTTGGCGACAAAAGGAATGGCTACAAACGGCAGAGTTAGAAGGAAATGATTGGTTGGACTTATTGGATGTGAGGTATAAAATACAATCAGATAAAAAGGTCAAGATAAAATCAAAAGACGAAATGATAAAAGATAACATTCAAAGTCCTGATGTCGCTGATGCTCTATCACTTACTTTTTATGATTTACCATTTCAATCAAGTGGGGTCAAAGTATATTTACCACAATGGAAAGGGTATAATAAATTGAAATGAGCAAAGTAGAAATCAAACCAATTAAGGACGCGCCTAACCTTAAAGAACTTATTGATAAATTTGGTGTCAATGAAGACGAATTGATTGTCGCTTACGGCAATGTGATTTATAGTCCACCAAAAGGAATGTCAAAGGATTTATTAGTTCACGAGATGGTTCATTGTGAACGGCAAGGTTTTGCTAATGACTCGGCTAAAAGATGGTGGGAACTTTATATGTCCGACAAAAAGTTTCGCCTCGCAGAGGAAGTTATAGCTTACCAAAAACAATTTCAATTTTGCTGTGATGTTTGGAAGGATAGAAACAAACGAACTAAAATACTCTTTGCTATGGCAAAAGAATTGTCATCGGAAATGTATGGAAACCTTTGTTCACAATTAGAGGCAAGGTTGTGGATAACTGGTAAAATGAAATCTGTGGTATAATTGTATTCAATGTTAATAAGCGACTATTTTCAAAAGGATAAAGTTTCTCTCTATCAGCCCTCGTCTGATGTGATTCAACTTACGCAAATTTCAAAAGAGAATTACGCGCGTGGTTATGAAATAATTCATAGCGCTTTTCCGGAACTAAACGACCGAAGCGTGATTGATGATGAACAGAACGGCAAAAAGATATTCAACGCTTATGTGGATGAATCAACTCTTGACCCATCTGAAGCGTGGAAGTGGAAAGGCACACGGAGCGCCGCTAGGAATGCGGCTGTGGCAATGCATGCTCAACTAACTGCAGGTTTCCTCTTTCCGGCAGTATCAGCTCAAGATGAAAATGATATGGAGGATAGAGCTGTTGGTGATTTTATGAGAGAATTATTGGTTTGGATGGGAGAGAATTCAAACTACAGGACATCATTCATTCAAGTGGTTATGGGAATGCTTACAAATCCAGTTACTTATCTTGGTGCTGAATATGCTGAAGTATTACAAAAGATTCGTCAAAAGACCGACAATGGTTATGAAATCAAAGAAGTGTTAGATGAAGAACTTTCAGGATTTAGAGCTCCGGTATATAGTTCATCTGATATTCTTATCACGAATGCTTATGTCCAAAACATCCAACAACAAACTTGTGTGATTAAACAGAGATACTTAGATTACAACGATGCTCAAAAGAAATACGGAACTCACGAGAATTGGCAGTATGTCCAGAGAGGAGTCAATACTATTTTTAATGAAACAGATGGTTTATTTTATGATGTCTTTGATGCTGATAACCCTGACTTAGTAAAGGAAACAACCTTAATGTGGAGAAGTGATGACGCAGAGGTTACTTTCTTAGGCGGTGTGTATATGGGAAATGAAAATGTGGAACACAATCCGATGACTCACCGAGATGTCAAAGGTCAGCCAAAGTATGATGTTATTCCTTTTGGATATTATAGAATCTCAGAGCATTTCTTTTATTATAAATCCCTGATGTCTTCACTCCAATGGGATGATGCTTTACTTGATGAGATGTATCGCTCAGTTATGAATAGGGAGTTCCTTGATTTGTTTCCGCCAATATCAATAGCAGGTGAAGAGAAAGTAGACACTCAAGTTATTTTTCCTGGTGCTCAATTCGTAACACCGAATAAGGACACAAAAGTTTCAACATTACTTCCCCCTTCACAAAGTAATAAATACTCCGCATTAGCAGCAATAGAGAGTTCAATTCGTGAAGGTTCAGTCAATGAAGTTAGTATGGGACAATTACCACAAGATGCTTCAACGAAGGCAACAGCTATTGTCCAAGCTACTCAAAGTGCTAGGACTCTTCTAAAAGGAGTAGGCAGGACATTAGGTGAATCAATAATTCAATTCGGTCAACTAATGGTAAATATCGCAGTAAGACATCTATCAGTTCCGCAAGTTCAGGAGATAACTGGTGGTGGATTCAAAACAAGATATGCTCAATTCGTTTTACCTAATAGAGTATCAAAAGGAAAGGCAGTAGGTAAGATTCTGAAATTTGATGGTGACTTGGTTGGTAAAAAGATGACAGATAAGGAAATTGAAATGGAGAATGTTAAACTTGCCGAACAAGCTGGTTATCCAGATGAAAAATCTAGTATAATGGTAATGAATCCAGAGATGGCATCACGAATGAAATATCTTATCTCATTTGACCCAGAGGAAATGTTTGTAAACAACCAACAACAGATGCAAATGATTTGGCAGAATATGTATGGTCAATTACGGCAAGATCCACTAGTAGACGCAGAAGTTCTTGTCCGTGAATACTTATATGCGTTCTTTAAGAGTAAAGGTGAGGATTTGATTAACAAGAATCCGCAGGTTCCGGAGGGAGTGTCGGGAGGAACTAAAATGCCAACACCTGTTCCGAGTCAGGTGGGTGTGGTATAATTATATTATTAGTTAATTATCTAAAATGAAATCAGTAGAATTTGTAGAGAAAGTGCTTAAAGACCTTGGAGTTAGAATGGAGAATGAGGAAAAAGTAGATCGAGCTGTTAATGGTATGGCAACTTCAAGAGGTAGAGTTGATGGAGTAGGAGAAAGTGCTACCTCAGAAGTTATTTTAGCAAAATACGACCAACTAGGTGGATACATCACAAAAGGAGGTTTCAAAGTTAAGAATGGTTGTTTCTTTGATGCTGTGTCAAAAGCACCGGTTAAGAAACCAGTTGTATTTTTGATTAAAGTAAACGGTGAAGTAGTAGAGCAGGTTGAAGATGCCCCAGAACCAATAGAGGTTAAGGTGGCCAAAAAGGTAGAATTAGAGAAAAGAGAAAAGAAATCACGAAAGGTTAGAGACGAAGAATAAAAATGAAAGTTTCTTTGACAAAATTAGCTTTGTGGATAATCAAACACTGCTCAAATGAAGAGACAAGGATAATGGTATTGAATGAAGCGGTTAAACACTTATTCTATACTGTTTCCCTTGATGATATCCTCAAAGTAAACCCAGACGGAACAATTCAGTTTGAAGGTAAGACAATGGACTCATCTTACAGAAAAGAGTTACGAGAACAGGCTAATCTTTTAGAGAATCTTCTTTTGTGGAAGGTGATCAACAAAGATATAACCTATCAGTTGCAGAAGAAAATGTTCAATGAAGCAGTGATAAATAACGATGTGGTCTGGGGTAAGTTATTAACTTTTCTCTGGGATATTATTAAACAAAGAATATCTCAGCTTAAAAAGTAGTCCCACAGGAGTAATCCTGATGTTCACTAGGCGAACTTTACTAGATGTTTAATAGAACTTAAAACTATGACAGAAGAAGAAAAGGTTGCGGCGGAAGCCAAAACCAAAGAGGAAGCAGAGGCAAAAGCCAAAGCTGAATCTGAAGGACAGAATAGTTCTTCACAAAATAATACTGATATTGAAGCGGCGTTAAAAGCTGAACGCGAAAGGCGAGAAAAAGCCGAGCGTGATTTAGAAGCAACCCGCCAAAAAGCAAGAGAACGGATTGAGGAAAAAAAGCGAATTGAAGGTCAATCAAGTAATGACGAACCTTTGACTCGTGAAAGTATGCGTGCTTTATTAGATGAGGAACGTGAGGCTGTTCGTAAAGAAATGCGAATGGAACATGTTCGCGAAATAGCGACAAAACTTTCTAAATCTGATTCTGAAGCGGAACTGGTTGTTGAGGTGTGGAAGAATCGCACTTTAGCCGGAACGCTTGATGAACAGATTGAGGAAGCTTACGCAATCGCAACTCATAAAAAAGTATTAGCACAAGCAAACGAACTCAAACGAGCTCTAGCTAATAAGAATGGTGTGGTTACAGATGGCGCAAATGCCCAAAGAAAACCAATGGCTGGCGAAGCTCCAGAACTACCAGTTGCAGATAAGTCGGTTGTAACTGGCATGGTTTGGGACAATGCCAGAGGCGCATATCGAAAGATAATAGCAGGCGGCACAAAAGTTTTCTTTGTTTCAAAAGATTTGAAAAAGCGTTGGGTTGAAGACGCTCCGAAAAAATAGCTTCGAAATCAGTATTGTCATTATTATTAACAATACTGAATATGTCTTCTACAAGAATTGATATTGAGGTAATTGGTGTATCAGCAGTTCAAAAGCATCGTGTCGCAGGTAGCGCTACGAGGTTTTACGCTGGTGAACCGTTGAATATGACTGGAACATATAGTTCTGGTGTGTCTTCGGTTAACTCCGTTTCTCAAATGGCAGATGCCAAACCGGTTATCGGAACGGATAACTTTGTTGGTATTGCCGCTCAAGACGCTCCAGTAGGAACAGACACAACGGTAGATGCTGATTGGGTGGATGTTATTGAAGTTCTTCCTAACTTCACCCGACTACGCGCTAAAGCCAAGACAGCGGCCAGTGTAGACACCCTTTCTGAATTGGTTGGTGTTCTATTTGACCAAGTGCTCTTTGACTTAACTTTAACGGTTTATACCATTGATGAAACAGCTGCAGCAGATACAAGTGGTTTGACTATTAAGGGTGGTATTTGGGAAAAGAGCCTCGTTGATGTAACAGTTGATCCGAGAGCAATGCGTGCGGATATTAGTTAAACTTAAAAAATATGAGCTCAACCAAGATTGACATTGAAGTGATTGGAGCATCAGGCACTCAGAAACACCGCGTGGCAGCTTCGGCAACTAGATTTTATGCTGGCGAACCTCTCAACTTAGCGGCAATGACTTATACTTCTGGTGTATCGGATATAAATACAGTCACACAGGCGGCAGATGGAACTCCGGTAATTGCTACTGATACTTCAGGCACACAAGCATCATTTGTGGGTGTTGCTGCTGAAGATGCACCAGTTGGTTCTGATACTACAGTTGATGCAGGCTGGGTTACTGTTACTGAGCCGATTGCTCACTTCACGAGATTACGCTCTAAGGCAAAAACTGCCGCGTCTTGTGATACTCTTTCTGAACTCATTGGACTTATCTATGATGTCTACTTATTCGATCTCACATCAACAGTCTTCACTTTTGATGCGGCAGGTGCGGATACGGGAGGTCTAAGGTGTGTCGGTGGAATTTGGGAAAAGAGTATGCTTGATGTGGTGGTAGATGCTAGAGCAATGAGGGTGGATATAACGACTTAGAAATTGTTAATTATTCTTAATATGCCTAGACCTTGGAATAAGGGTTTGAAAATAGGAGAGACACATCCTCAAATAGGTTTTCAGAAAGGGAATAAAAATTATGAAGACCCAAGAGTCAAAGCGACTCAATTCAAAAAAGGGAATAGTGTTTCGCCCCAAACTCAATTTCAGAAAGGTAAAGAGGTGTGGAATAAAGGTAAAAAAGGGCGGTTGAAACATACCGAGGAATGGAAACAACAGAGAAGTAAAGCAATGTCAGGTGAAAATCATCCAATGTGGAAAGGCGGTTTAGCATTTAGAAAACCAAACGAAAAAAAACACCTATCCAGTAAATATATGGGTTGGGTTGGGTCAGTGAAAAGTCGTGATGGTTGGAAATGTAAAATTGCAAATAGTGATTGTAATGGAAGATTAGAAGCTCATCACATCTTAAATTGGACTGATTATCCAGAACTTCGTTATGAAATAAATAATGGTATAACATTATGCCAAGCTCATCATCCTAAAAAATGGGCAAAAGAAAAGGAACTTATCTCAACTTTTCAAGAATTAGTTTCTCCTTCAAATGTTTTACTAGTTTAATTCTACTAATTTGAACTTAATAACCGGCGGTCACACAACTCTACTTTCTCCAGATGCGGCTCAAACAGCAATTGACGAAGCATTGTTTGAAGCAGTTGCCAGACCACTTGCTCCTTCGTATGTAGGAGTTGATTCTCCTGTGTTCTTCCGAACGAGTCCGATTGATACTATCGCTTACATTTGGGATGAAGATTCCAATGTCGGTGGTTTCTTGGAGACTTCGGAACAAGAGGAAATCAAGTCAGAAAATACATTCATTGGTAATCAAAAGACTGTTCGCTTGAAAAAGTGGATGAAGTCAATTGGTGTATCAGTGGAAGCATTCAAAACTGACCAAGTAGGCAAGAGGCAGGCAATTGGAGAGCAGATTGGTTCTCGTATGCGTGTTACGAAAGATAGGACAGCGATGGTTCGGGTTTATGGAGATGCCTATGATGGCAATTACTTTACAACCCCAGACGGTGCTAATTTAGCTTCTAACTCACATACTCTCTTAAAGACAGGTGGGACAGAGGATAACTTAGAGACTGGCGCTTTAACTCCCGATACTCTCTGGACAACTTTCGTTAGTTTGACGACTCAAATGGGTCAAGATGGTGAAATTTCTGGTATTCATTCTCCAAGAGGTTTACTTACCTGCACAACGCAGTATAAGCACCTCAAAGAAATCTTGAATTCAGAACTTATCGCTGACGGTGGTGAAAATAACCTTAACATCTTTGAAACCGACTACGGTCGTGTAGCACTCGGTCAAAGTTTGTATCTCAACTCTGCTTGGGATTCGGGCACTTACAAAGCAACAGCAATTCACATTGTTTCCGACTATCATCGCATTAGCCGCAAGGTATTGTCTGATATTGAAAACGATTTGATTGAACCGAGATATTCACGAACTGATTCGTGGGAATATCGTTCTCGTTACTTGGAAGTTGCTTTCCCTGCGTCTTGGGAAGGTTATGCAATGTTAGCAGGCGCATAGATAATTACTAGAATCGTTCTTGTTCTTTGACAACTACATAGTGCGGTTATAGCGAAAGTATATCGCAACTGGTATAATATACTGATGAAAAAGTTATGTAAGCAGTGTAAAAAAGAGTTTGTTGTGATAAGAAAAAGTCATAAATTTTGCTCGCAACCATGTTGGTGGAATTCTAATAAAGGGATGATACGAATGGACTATCACGGTTATAGATTAGTTCACTTACCTAATCATCCATCTGCCAATAGCCGTGGAGATGTTTTGGAACATCGTTTGATTGTAATGGAAAAAATAAAAAGAATTCTTAAACCTAATGAGATAGTTCATCATAGAAATGGAATTAAAACAGATAACAGAATTGAGAATCTTGAAATAATATTACAATATCCTAAGGGTGGATTTCACAAAGGTGAAATAATTTGTCCTTATTGTTCTGAAAAATTCTCCATAAAATAAACGCAATATGTAGTTGTGAAAGACAAGATTTAATCGCAACTAAAATAAATGAATAATCAAAAAATGATTTTAGCTTTGATTGCGATTATAGCAATTATCGCAATCGGTGGTTTCTACTTTCCCCGTCCTAGTCAAGAAGTAGTTCTTGGTGGAGGAACAAGGTTTATCAACGGATTGAGCACGATTTCAACGTCTCCTAACGCTGGTCAAATCCTAACTACCAACATTGGAATCGGCAGCACTTCTCCTAGCACTTCTTTTGGTATTTCTTTGGGAACAAGTGGTGCAACTACTACAATCTTTGCTAATAAACTTTGTATTGTAGCTCAAACCCCTCAACCCGGTGGCTCTTCTGGCGGACAATATCTCTATTATACGATTTCCACTTCTTCAACTGCGGCCAATGGTGTTGGTGGATGGGCGACCTCGACAACTCCTTGCTATTAGTTTTCTCTCAACTCTGCTCACTTGTGATGGGCAGAGATTGGGAGGAAACATTAAAAATTAACAAATAACAAATGAAAAAAGAAACTTTATATTTTGTGATTGCTATCGCTATTATATCTGTGGTGGCAATTTCGTTTTCGGTTCTTACTCAGAGAGTGCAGTTTGTTCAAGGTTCTGCTCCTTCAGGTCTTGTCACAACTGTTAGTGTGGCGACAACTACGACTGTCGGTCCTCAATACTTAACTGGAAAAGGAAAACTCATCTTTACAGAAACAGGCAATTGCGACTCAAGAATCATAACAACTGTTGGTCAAGATGTGGCTTTAACTTTCTATGACCCCAAAGATGATGAGACAGATAATTTGTCTAGCACAACATTATCAATCCAAAAAGGTCATATTCAATTTGCTAGCACGACAATTGCTTATGATTCAGGAATATACGGCTGTGGCAACGTTTATGGTTATGCTAAAGCTTCAACTACAATTACACTTACTGAAACAAAATAATGAGCACAACAATTACGCAATTTGAAGAGAATCTCTCCGCAATGATGCACGGCGGAACACTTAACAAGGTGCGTAACCGCTATGCTTTGTATGAAAGGGTGGCAAATACTGTTCTAACGCGATTAGATCCGCTAGAGACAATGAGATTGACTGCTCTGACACAATCAGTCCATGATGACTTGAATGATTATGCTCTTCCAAGTGATTACAAGAAACTTATAGATATCTTTCCGGTAGAAGACAGAACATCTAGTGAAAGGGGAGCTAGAGTATATGCTGAACCATTCGCCGCAGAATTAGCGGTAAGAAATCAGCAACTTACAATAGAATCAAAAGAAGGTGTAAAATACATCAGATTGAATTGGAAAGATAAGGGTGCAAAAACCATTCATACAATGGATTCTCTTACAACTAACGGCACAATAGCGATTGTGGGAACGGCTTCAGGGTTAAAGGCAACAACACTCCATAAACTTTCTGGTTCTTCTTCTATTGAGTTTGATTCGGCTGCAAGTGGAGATGGAATTCAATGCACTGATTTTACTGATGTCGACTTAACTGATTGGGACGAACAAGCAGATTTTATAGTTCCGGTTTACTTCGGTTCGGTTTCTAACATCACTTCAGTTTCCTTTATTTTCGGCAATGACTTGACTACAAATTACTGGACTTGTGTTGCTCAAACTACACAATCAGATGGAACAGCATTCCGAGTAGGTTGGAATTATCTATTATTTCCTTGGTCAACAGCAACAGAAAGTGGAACGGTGGTTCCTTCGACAATTGATTGCTTCAAACTTACTATTGCTACATCAGGAGCAGTATCAAACATCAGGGTAGATAACATCTTAGCTTCATTAGGCAGATTCTTTGACATTAAGTATTACTCGCAATACTCTTTCAAAGATTCAGTCGGCACTTGGCTCTCAAAACCAACAGCCGATACAGATTCAGTAGTTCTTATCGGAACAGCTTTACAGATCTATCTTTTAGAATGTGTGATAGCAATGGCTCAACAGATCGAAGGTAAAGACAGCACTTTTGATATCCAATGGGCAAAAAATGAATTAGCGGAACTTTACCAGAGATACCGAGCAGAACACCCTTCAGAGGCAAAACCAATAGTTGGTCGCTATTGGAATCTGGGTAATTTTCGAAGATAGTGGATAAGACTGGAAATATAACAGAATGTCTAGGATATCAGAGTTCGCAAGATCAAACTCTTGCTGATCCGAGATATCTTTCCGCTGGCTCACAGAATGTCTTGGTAGATGTTCAGAAAAAGGTTCGTATCAGAAATGGTAATGCTAGATTGGGAACAGCAAATGTTTCAGCTACACCAAATCGTTCAGCAGTGGTGTGGAATACCTCAACTGGAACAGAATTGCCTATATTCGTCTATGATACTAATCTTGTAGTTTATCTAGGAATAGTAGATGGAGTTGTTCTTAATGATTTTTCTATTGTTATGTCTAGTTTAACTGCTACTGAAATTCCCAGATTCGCTCTTTGGTGGGACACAACAGAGAACCTTGATGAGTTATTGTTTGTCCAGGGGAATGCCTATATCTACGAATGGAATGGTGCTGTGGCAGTGGTTGATTCTATAACAGGAACTACAATTACTAAAAAAGGCACGACTACTTTTGCTCAAAATAGGTTCTATACTGCGGCAAACAAGACTGTTGTTTGTGTTCGGACAGGAACTGAGTATGTTTATTCTGGCGGAGAAACAACTACAACCTTGACTGGAATTGCTGATACGACTGGATTGGTAGCCGGTGATATTTTGGTTCAGAAAGTGGTATCTAATGCTAACAAACCAGCAGCTTCAAGAAATAACCATACAATATTCTCTCACGAGAATCAGATTTATGTAGGGAGTGAAGATGATAACGAAGTCTACATATCGCAAAATGACGATTATACTGACTACAGTTTTTCAACTCCTAGAGCTTATGGGGAAGGGGGTTTGCTTGCGTTAAGCGGCACATCTGGGGGTTTTGGGGCGGTTTCTAATGTGCCTGTTATATTTTGTGGCAAGTCTGATATGTTTTCTGTTCAATTTGAACAAGAAACTGTTTCTACTGCTCTATCAGAGAGTATTAAAGTAAAGAAACTCAAATCAGGTGTCAGTCAATCAGCGCAAACTCCAGAGTCAATCGTCTCGGTAGGTAATGCGATTATCTATCTTTCTTACGAGCCAGCCGTTAGGATTTTAGAGAGTATTGCTGGAGCTGATCAACCGCAACTAAAATCTCTCTCTTTCCCAATCAAACCAGATATGGATTCAGAAACTTGGACAAATGCTTGTGCTATTTGGTGGAAGAATGCTTACTTCCTTTCAGCTCCGGCAAGTTCGAAATACTATGTCTTGGAATTTATGGAAGATGCTGATGGTAAGTTAAGAAGATTCTGGCAACCACCTCAGACTGGAGGATATCGTGCTTTTGGTATTATAGGTGGTTGGCTTTATGGATTCTCTAATGCTACACCAGAAGTTTTCAAACTCTTAGACTCAACCAACGAAGCACTCTCAGATTTGGTATATAATTCATCAACTGCCACAGATGAGAAAGTTCCTATTCACGCCATAGCAAGATTTTCTTATCAATCCTATGGAAGAAAAAAAGACTTAAAGTGTTTTGATGAACTTTATGTAGAAGGAGAGATAACTCCGAATAGCGAGATAACATCAGAAATACTTTATGACTTCAATGCAGCTACTCAATCAGTGGAGAATACCATTGACGGCGGAGATGAGGATATTTTAATAGGTGATCCGATTCAGGAATCTCTTGGTCAGACTTCTTTAGGGCAGAATAATCTTGGTGGAGCATTAGCTACTCCCGAGAATGCTAGGAAGTTTAGAGTCGTGTTTGAGGAGGCAAAAGAGGATTTTAACGAAATCCAGGCAAAATTTAGTTCCAATGAGATTGACTTTTATTGGGCTATCTTAGTTCACGGTATTAACGCAGAGATTTCAAGGCGAAGAAATCCAAATTATTACAAATAATGGTATAATATAGCAATGAAAAAAATATCTTTAACAATCTCAATTCTCGCTTTACTAATTTCTGGTATAGTGTATTTTAAGCCACAATCACCACAACAAGATTATCAATCTTACATTTCTGATCTAGTTGATCAGTATGCTAGACAAAATCTAGGTGCATCAGTCCAACCTTATGCTGGATTTTCATACACTCTCTATGGTTCTGGACTTTCCTCTTCGGCAACTTCTATAACTCTTACGTCTTTGACCATTCCTCAAACTTCACAGAAGATTGTAGATGCTGATTTGTCTGATACTTTCTATATCACAATAGAGCCGGGTAATAAAACTCGACAAGAAATAGTATCTTGCACGACTGTTGCTCAAAACTCTAACGGAACAGCAACATTAAGCGGTTGTTCAAGAGGTTTAGCTCCCGTAACTCCTTATACTGCTTCCTCAACCTTAGCTTTTGCTCACGGAGGTAATACTTCTGTGATTTTCTCCGATCCTCCTCAATTGTTTAATCAGTATCCAGCAATCATAGATAATTATACGATTTCTGGATTGTGGACATTTCCGAATGGAATCTATGGCGTAACTCCAACTTCAACAACTCAACTGGCAACCAAAGGATATGCTGATGGTCTTAGTTATGCTGGTTCTCCAGATATGACTCTATTAGTAAAAGGTATTGGTGAAATGGCAACAGGATTTGAACTTGCCTCTTCAACTCCAACTGGAAACACTACAGCTCCACTTATTGCCACTTCACTTTATGCTACTTCTTCTCCTTATACTGCCTCCTCTTGGATACCAGTAACAGATAGAGATGGAAAACTTAACCAGACATTTTTGAGATTATCAGATGCCTTTACTTGGACAAATACTCATATTTTCCCAAGAATAATTACAACTGATGCGACTTCAACTAATGCTACAACAACTAATCTTTATGTTTCTGGTGCGGTAAAATTTGATGGAACTTTTTCAGGAAATGGTGTTAATGCAACAACCACAATTTACACCGCAAATGGCACTTGGACGAAACCAACAGGAGCTAAAATTGTGGAAGTTTATGTTATTGGAGGGGGTGGAGGGGGAGGTTCAGGAGACGTCCATTCTTCAGACGCTAATTTAAGAGATGGTGGTTCAGGAGCTGGTGGTGGTTCGTTTGCGTATAAAAAATTCCTTGCTTCAGCATTAGGAACTTCTGAAACAGTTGTAGTGGGTGCTGGTGGAACTGGTGGAGCAGGAAGAGGAACACAAGGAGGTGGAAATAACGGCACTGATGGTGGTCTTAGTTCTTTTGGAACAAACTTATTAAAAGCTACTGGAGGGATTAAGGGGGTTACACCCGGGACATCAGGAAACGCCGCTGTGGGTGGAGCAGGTGGAGCTCAAACTAATGGAGATATGTCAATTATTGGCGGAGCAGGTGGAAATAGTGGCGATTCGGGTGGTGGTGCTCAAGGAGTTGATTCAACTAATGTTATTTCTCCTCGTGGCGGGGGAGGAGCTGGTTCGAATGGACAATCCGGTGCGGCAGGTGGTGGATTCCTAACCTATTATGTTCTAGCAGGCGGTGCCGCAAATACCGCAGGAGCCACAACTGATGCTGGATTGTTAATTGGTGGTGTAGGTGGTGGTGGGGGTAACGGTGGGACGGCTGGTGGAGCAGGAGGATATCCTGGGGGTGGAGGTGGAGGAGGTGGTGGAAGTAGTTCTGCTTCAGGAGCCGGTGGTAATGGTGCGAATGGTGTTGTAATAGTAATAACTCATTTCTAATATGGCTTTACCAACACAAGAAGAAGTAAATTTAACACCAGCAGTTCTAGCGGAACTAGAAAAACTTGGTGTTAGGGAAGGAGACACTGTGGGTAGTGGTGTTACTTCCTTTAAGTTGTCTCCAACTGGTGCGATGACTCGTCCTGTTTCTGTTCTTTCATCTCAAACAGGTGTAAAAACAGTCCAAGATGTGATGACTAAGACGAATGGCACACCAACAACCGAAACTAAACCGAAAGTGGAAACTCCAGAGCCAAAGAAAACTGCTGAAGATTCTTTACTTCAACAAGAATATGAATCTGGATTGACGGAAAAACAAAGAATTGAAAAAGATTTTGAAACCGAAACCGCAACAACTCAAAGCCAGTTTGATTCGGTTGCCAGACAATTGGAAACGAATAAGCAGGCAAGTATAAATAATATAAAAAGCCAATATGAAGTTTTAAGAAATCGTTTACTTGAAAGTAATCGCCGTAGAGAGAATGCCGAGACGACTCTACAAATTCGTGGTGGTTCTTCTCGCTTTGCTCCCGGCGTTTCATCTGCAGAAATTGAGGGCGTGGTTAGGCAAGGACTTGATGCTTTAAGCACCCTTAATAGTGAGGAACAAAATTTAATCAATCAAATAAATTCAAGTTTTGCGGAAAAGCAATTGTCAACTGTTATGGAAAATTATGACGCTCTTAGGGAACTTCGCAAGGATAAAGATACCGCTTTGGAAAGTTTGAATAAAAGAATTGCTGACGCAAATGCCGCGATTCTAAAAGAAAATCAAAGATTATCAGACATTGAAGAACAAGTTAAAAAAGATATTAATGGAATTATGGATGAAGCATCTAAAAATGGTGCGCCGAAAGAAGTTAGAGAGGCAATTTTGGCTTCATCATCAGTTAATGATGCTTATAATGCCGCAGGCGACTGGCTTCAAACTGGCACTGGAATTGTGGGTGAGTATTTATTCTATAAACGACAAATGGAAGCAAGTGGATTACAACCAGTTGATTTTAATGGATACCAAACTATGGATGCCAATCGTAAGGCGCAGATTGCTAAAGCCGCCTCTGCTACTGGTCTTGATAATACTACTCTAACAAAAGTCCAAAGTATTGCCGGACAATTTGATAATGAGGCAGTTGTTAAAGATTATAATACGATAGCTACTCAAATTACTTTTATGGACCAATTAGGACAGACACCGACAGATGATATAGCCAGAATTTACGCTTTTGCGAAGGTTATGGACCCGAATTCAGTAGTTAGAGAAGGAGAATACGCAACCGTTCAGGCATATTCAACTGCTTTACTGGAAAGATATGGCCTCAAAGCAAAGAGGGTTTGGGATAATGCTGGTTTTTTGACCACCGAAGCTAGGACTTTCTTAAATTCTACTCTTGAAGGAAGATTAAAAACTCAAGAAAAAACTTATAACAATGTAGCCAGTGAATATGAAAGAAGAATCAATAAAATTACTGGTGCGACTGATGGAAAGGATTATATTACTGACTATACCAAAGGTTATATTTCTACTGGTTCGGAAATGTTAATGAATGAAGATAAAGCCAAAACTTTTTTACAAGATTTTGTAAAAACAAATCCTAATTTAGCCAACCAAATAGCTTCTTTGGCAGAAAAATATAATTATTCTGAAATTTACGATTACTTAAAAAATAAAGGAATAATCAAATGATTTCACCAGAAAAAATAAAAGAAATGGACGCGATTACTGGTTTTGGTAATATACCAAATCCTGATGCTGTCAATCGTGTCAATGAAATAAAAAGTTGGGCAACACCTGAACCAACATTTGACGAAAGAGTTGCAAAGAATTTTGGCGAGTTTGCTACTGGCGTAGCTAAAAGTGGGGTTCAAACTATTCAGGGCTTGGGGCAACTTGGATTAAAAGGGGTTAAAGTATTAACAGGAAAAGATTTTGGAACAGAGGAAACATTTTTTGAAGACAAAACAGCTTTAGAACCAAAAACTACCGCTGAAAAAGTTGGTAAGATAACTGGTGATATTGCTCAATACTTTATTCCCGCTGGTCAGGCGGCAAAAGCCGAAAAATTTGTAGATTTAATTTCAAAAGGAATTTCTTCTCCATTGTTAGCGGCAGGAACACGAATTGTTGGTAAGGCGACGGTTCAAGGTGTTTCGGCTGGTGCGGTAAATCTTGCTCAAACTGGTGGTGATATAAAAGAAGCGGAGAAAGTGGCAGCAACTGCCGGAATAATAAGGGGTGGTATGGCAATAATTGGGGAAGGAGCGAGGGCTTTACATTTGCCAGAACGATTATATTCAACAATTTTCAAAAATTCCGCAAAAGATATGACAACTGAATTAAAATCAGGTGGATTACAAACTTTGCGAAATAATAATCCAGACAAATTTCAAGAATTAGTAAGTAAGGGAATAATAAAAATCGGTAAGAATGGCGACCCAATTCTTAATGATACTCTCGCCGAAGAAGCTTTGGATAAAGGATTGAGAGGAAGTATCAGAGGAATGGCAAATGAAGTTGTGGAAAAAACATTAGAATCGGAAGACAAAGCCAGACAAATAGCATCTGGATTCAAAGGGAAGGTAGACCTTTCAGAACCTCAATTCAAAAAAGTGCTTCAGGGATTGGCTGAAGAATATCAAGATGTTGGTTTTGGAGAAATTGCTGATGATGCCACTAATTTGGTTTCTAAAATTGACGATGGTGCTGGTAAAATTTCAGCTACTGATGCTCTTTCAATTAGAAGGTTGTTGGATAAAGCAAGAATAGCCACCTCTTTTGATAGACCGGCAATGAAATTATCTTTATCACAAGGTAATCTAAAAACACTTGCTGACGCAGTTAGAAGTAGAGTAAATGCTATTCCAGAAATGGGCGAAATAATGAAGGATTATTCTTTCTATCTTGATGCGATGGAATCGTTGGCAAAAGAAGCCGCACGAAGAGGAAACAATCAAGTTTTATCTTTGATTGATTCTCTATTCCTTTCAGGCGCTTATGCTGGCAACAATCCTATTCCCGGATTGACAATGGGAATGTTCCGAAAAATAGTCCAATCGGCGTGGGGAACGACAGCGCTGGGACAAATACTTAAAAATAGTAATGTTTCCCGTCTGACTTCTGGTCTGATTTCTGCCGGAAGCGCCGGTATTCAGTCGCCTCAAATAAACCAATGAGGAATAACACTATAATCGCCAAAATTGCTCCTAATATAATCATAATGATAGTATATCAAATAATAAATAAAATGTCAAGTGTTAAATTGATTTCTTCCCCTAACAGGAATAATTGTAAGAGCTTTTTCAATTGGCCATTTTTGTCTAAAAATTCTACTATTCAGCGTTTGATAATTTATTCCATATATTTTAGACCATTCTTTGAGACATTTTCTTTGATTGTTAATTGTGTAAAAATTTATTTTCATTCTTTGGTTCGTTCTTTGTTTCTTCCAAGTCGCCCACCGACAATTTTCCTTACAATAGTTGCCATTGTTATCTATGCGGTCAATCGTAGTATTTTTCTCGCCAAAAACTTTTATATGTTCTTGATAAGAAAGATACATATCGTCTCTAAATTCTTCAAAGGAGTTCCACAAACATTTTATTCCACGACCACCATAAAGATAAAAATTTTTGTCTTTGGAATAATTACATCTTTTTTTAATACCCTTAAAAAGATTACAAAATCTTGTTCCATCCATCCCGTGAATTGTAAGAAGTTTTTTAAGAGTTTCAATTTTAAGACATCCACAAGATTTAGTATCTCCATTTTTCAAACTAGCAGACCAAATTATTTTTCTATTTCCACAATCACAAAGGCATTCCCACATAGTATTTTGCCTTTTATTTATCCCCGCTTCTCTAATTACCATCAATCTACCAAATCTCTGTCCAACCAAATCAAGTTTTTTACTCATAGTTTTTTTACCAGAAAAGGGCTCACGCTTGACAGAATGAGCCCATTCCTAGTGTCAAGCTAATAAGAGTATAATTATAACAAATCATTAAAAATTATCAAATGCCATTAACACCAAATTATAGAATAGACCCGATAAAAGTTAGCGATATTCTACCTCGCGCTAAATTGGCTTGGGAGAAATTACAACAGACCACCGCCTACCATTTTCCAAAAGCTTTTGTGGAGGAAAGTGGTAAGGCAGTCAAAGATATCGCCCAAAGTGTTGTCAAAGCCCCTCTTCGTATTGGTCAAACATTCTGGGATGTTGGACAACAAGCATACGGTCAAGAACCCAGTCGAGGATACAATGTTCCTTTGCTTGGTAAGGTAGAAGGATACGGCAGACAATTCTTAAACGAAGCAGGGGAAGATGCTGGTGATTGGACTAATCCCAATACAGCACGAGCGGGAATTGAGGCAATCAGTCAGGGGATTGGGGACGCTGCTGTTTTGGGAGATATAACCCAAGGTTTGCTTCGTAAGGTTGCTAGTAGACCAGAAACTTTAACAAAAAAGGCATATGAAGTTGGGGGTTATCCAACTAAACCAGAAGGAATATCGTTTATTGATGCAAATGGACAACCGATTGGTGGTGGTTGGACTCAACATTTGAAAGTGGCTGAAAATGCCCTAAAAGATACTGGTTATAATGTTCCAAAAAATAGTTCAAATCGCTTAGAAAGTATAGTGCACGAATTTGGAACAAAAAGTGGTGCTATAAGAGTTGCAGATGTTGATGGAGATTTGGCATTACAGTTTTATCAAAAACCGACCCCACAACAATTGACATTTGTAAAAAAACTAGCAGACAAAGCTAATAACATTTGGGTTCTTTTTGGTGATTATGCTGACAGATTTGAAGGAACTCCAAAAAATTATAGTGAATTAGTTAAACAAGTGTCGGAATATTTTGCTAAAAACCCAACTGTTAGTGCAAAAGGTTCGTCAACTTTATTAGAAACCACATTGCCATCTTTTTATAAAAACCTTCCCAAATCAGCACAAGAATTTATCAAAGAACCTAAACTTGGTTTGAGTATTAAAGATGTTAGTTCTAAAACTCTATCTATCAAAACACCAGAACAATATCTGACTGATGTGGCTCGTAAGTATAAAAATGCCGAAGAATTTATAAATAAATCAAAAAGAGAGGGTGTGTTTTTTAAAGAAAATTTTATCTCTGACAAATATATGGAAAACGGTTTAATTAAAGATATTTATTACACAAAAGATGGTTCCTTGAAAGGAAATGCACCAAAAGAATTACAAGAAGAAATTCAAAACTGGAGAAATACTATAAGATTAGGAACTGACGATTCAAAACTTATTGAGATTTGGAATAAAGCTAACAAAAAATAAAATGCCCATATCACCACGCACAAAAGAATACTTAATTGCAAAAACCAATCCTGCCTTGGCTACGGCTTTGTCTTTAGAGAAAGTCCGAGAGATAGCTAAACAAATGGCTATTGATGTGGTAGAAAGAGAGATCGGAGCAATTAAAATAAAAGCCGAAGAAGCTATTTATAGAGAATTAGTTTTAATTGACAAAACTTCTAAAAAGCAGTTATCTTCTGCTCTCAAGGGAGATAAAGGGGAACCGGGAGATAAAGGTAATCCCGGAGACAAAGGGGACACAGTAATAGTAGAAAAAGTCATAGAAAAAACAGAAGTGATTAAGGAACAACCGATAATCAGAGAAATCTCTAAAATAACAAATGAAATAAAAGAAGTTGCTGTAACTGATAAGCCAGAAGTAATTGCCGAGAAACTAAACACCCTTGAAGAAGCTATAGACCAAAAAGTTATCAAGGGACTTGACAAGAGATTAAAGAATCTTAAGGGTGGTGGTAAAAAAGGAGGAAGTGGAACAACTGTAAACTATTCAGATCTTACATCTCAGTGTAATGGCGTAACTAAAACTTTTACGATTCCTTATCATACAAGATCTATCGCCTTATTTGGCACCTCATTTCCAATTGTCTTTCGCCCAGTCGTTGATTATACGATTTCTGGAACGGTTTTAACTCTAACCTCAGAAGTAGTAGCACCTGCCACTGGTCAGACATTAGTATTTATTTATGGTTAAAATGAAACACTTAAAAAATATCTTGATAATCGTCTTACTATTTTTCCTCGTGGGTTTTGCCTTAACCGCCTTTTTCTATCCGTCATTGACATTCGGAGCGCCGACCTCAACATATATGCGCACGATTCTACCTGAACTCTCCAACACTTATTGGTTAGGTAGTTCTGCCAATGTGTGGAATAAACTCTTTGTCAATTATGCTTCCACTACTGCTCTGTCAGTTTCAGGACAACTTAATGGTTGCGCTCAATTTGATGCAAATGGTGGATTGATCACAACAGGAGTTGCGTGTGGTTCTGGCACCGGCTCCGGCTTCTCCACCACCTCCGCTCTATACTGGCTTCAAAGCACCACCTCACCACTAACGGTATCTTGGTTAAACGCCACCTCCACCACGGCGACTTCTACCTTTGCGGGGGGAATGAGTGTAGCGGGAACGGCGGGACTGAACGTTTTGCAGAATGGAAGAGTGGGGATTGGGACGACGGCGCCTGGGGAAAAGTTAACAGTTGATTCTGGAAATATAAGCTTTACTACCGCTGGACAATATGGACTTAAGTGGCCTGGAGGTTCTAGGCTTTATGAACAAACAACTGCTCAAGGTGGTCAGGAAAGAATGCTTTATCAGTCAAACGGCGATTGGTTTGATGTGTTAAATGAAGCAGGAAATTATTTCTTAGCAACTATTAAATATAACCAGACTTCATTTTATACTGGCTCTACTGTTGGTGGCGCTACAACGGAAAGGTTACGAATCAATAGCGACGGCAACGTCGGCATCGGGACGACGAGTCCGTATGCCAGACTTAGTGTGGAGGGAAGCTCGGCGCTTGGCAACTCCGCTCTGGCTGGATATTTCATCGGGACAACGACAACGGCCACCAGCACATTGGCAGGCGGACTGACGGTTGGGAATAATTCTGCCTTCGTGGTCAACCAAGCGGCTACGGCGAATAGTTTGGTGATAACAAATAACGGCAATGTCGGCATCGGGACGACGGGACCGACGACGAAATTGTATTTTGGACCGGCATCTATTACCGATAATTCCAGCATATCGCTTGACAGGGGCGGTTCATGGGCTGTCACATCTGCTTATAACGTTTATCGGACAAATGGTTTTACCTATTGGGAAGCTGGTCTTG